CTTCATTCTGACGACTCAGTGTTGATGGTTGAAATCTTCAACCGCAACGCAACATGGGCGGCTAATCACCAAGCCACCGACAAAACGGTTAACGGACGCACTGAGCGTATGGCTCTGATTGATATGAGTGGAGCCGCTCACTACCAGATCAAGAGCGGTCAGATTCCTGAGGAGCTTTACTGATGACTGATCTTGAGCGCGAGATCTTGGAGTTTCGACGGCAACTCTGGCGACCAACTCCACGGCAATCTGTGGTTGAGTGGGCTGAAGCTAACCTTTCGCTTTCTCAGCGTCAGACTGAACACCCCGGACCATTCTCCACGGCAGTCAGACCTTATTGCCGCGAGCCGCTTGAGTGCTGGAAAGATCCGGCAGTCTCTGAGGTTACGCTCTGTTGGGGTTCACAGACCAGCAAGACAACAACGCTGATGGCTGGTCTAGCTTGGTCCATTGACGTTGAACCGAGTCCCGCGCTGTGGTTGATGCCTTCCGAGAATCTAGCGCGGTCGTTCTCCAAAAGTCGCTGGCTTCCTATGCTGGAAGACTCACCGGCAATGGTTGCGCGGTTCCCAACGGACAAAGACCAGATTACCAATCTTGAGCAGCAGTTTGACCGATGCACGTTGACTTTTGTCGGTTCTAACTCACCGGCTAATCTAGCGTCTCGACCCGTCCGCATTCTGGTTGGTGATGAGGTGGACAAGTTCGCTGATGCAACAGCGAAGGAAGCCGACGCTCTGGATCTTGCCGAGCAGCGACTCAAAGCGTTCTCAAGTTCCAAAGCGTTCTTCACCAGCACTCCGACGACCTCCGAAGGTCGAATCTGGCAGCGGTATCTTCGCGGAGACCAGCGACGCTTCTACATCCCGTGTCCGCACTGCAAAGAGCCGATCAAGTTGGAGTGGCGACAAGTCACTTGGGACAACGCTAAGACCGAAGAGGGAAGACCCGATTGGCAGCAGATACGCACTTCCGCCCACTACGTCTGCCAACTCTGTCAGGGGAAGATTACCGACAGCCAGAAGGTTGCCGCATTACGTCATGGTCGCTGGATCGCTGAGAACAAAGCGAGCCTCCCAAGCGTCAGAAGCTACCATCTCTCCAGCCTCTACTCACCGGATCGCAAATGCACTTGGGGAAATCTTGCGGTCGCATTCTTGGAAGCGAAGTCTTCAATGATGGGGTTGCAGGGATTCATAAACGGAATGTTGTCTGAGCCGTGGGAAAACCAAGAGACCCAACAGGAGCGAGTGGAGGTTGTCTCTGATGCCGAGATGCCAGAAGCCAGACGCTACCTCACCGCTGACGTACAAGCTGCCGCTCCGTTCTTGTGGTGGGTCTGCCGAGAGTGGTCCGGCGGAAACTCAAGACTGGTTGCGGCTGGTCACGCTGATGACTTTGCCGCTCTGCGACGCATCCAACTGCATTACAAAGTCCATGACATGGATGTCGGCATTGACTCCGGTTACAACACACAAGCGGTTTATGATGCTTGCGCGGAGTTTTCACAACTCAGCAACTCTCCGATAACCTATCCCTGCGGCTTGCGCTACCCACCGGAGGGAGGTCTGCGGAAGCCGATGTTAATCGGCTGGTTGCCAATGAAAGGCCGAGAGACTGGTGCGCGGTTCACCAGCAAGACCGGCTCGATCCATCCCTTCGGAATCACGACCTCAACGTCAATGCGTACTGATGTCGTCCAGCCGTTGCTGGTCTTTGACACTGAGCATATGCGGGACGTTCTCCAGCGGCTCCGTAAAGGATCGGAAACTAACCAATGGACCGTTTGCAGCTTACCAGCACCGCTTGAGGCTGAGGGGGCATTTGCGGCAGATTCTGATACATACTGGAAGCACTTGGACAGCCATCTCCTAAAGCCAACAGCTAACCGCTCCGGTCGAATCAAGCACTTGTGGTTCAAGCGAAATACTCGTTGGCCGGATCACTTGCACGATTGCGAGATCATGCAATTAGCAATGGTGATGTTGTGGAATGACCTGAGATCCAGCACAGCGGAAACTTCTGCCGCTTGACACTGAGACTGCTGTGTGAATAGTCCCGTCAGTGGTGACTTACACCGTAGCAACTAAGCGTTCATATTTGCGTACAACATACGCAAGTCTTGGTGCTTTGACTTTGCTTCAAGCTTTGACTGCAAAGCTTACTGTTGCGGCTAACACTCTGGAGTCTGGTCAGCTAGTCCGCAGCACTTCCAGTTCTGATGTTTCGGTTGAGTTCGCTGAACCCGGTAAAGGTTCCGCCTCCGCTGGTGAGATGTTGGAAATGTGGGAATCACTGCTGAGTGATTACGATTACGCTGTGGTTCTCCTAAATGGAGACGGCATCACTAGTCCGTCTGATCTCCAGATTTACAACAAGATGCTTGGCAGTGTTCTTGTTGCAACCACTCGGTATTACGGTGATTTCACGCAATTTCGACGTGAAGCCACAACCCGCATGAGCTAATGGGAATCCTGCAAACCATAGCCAACAAGCTGTTTCCCGCTCCCGTTAACAAATACGAAGGAGCCGGTCAGTCTCTGCGTCGTTCGTATCTCGATACGTCTTACACTTCGGCTCGCTTCGACGTAACCAGTTCGACCCGTCAAGCCATTGTTCGCAAATCGCGGTTTTTTGAACAGAACAACGCGATAATGAACAGATTGGGAGACTTGTTTGAGTCTTACACAGTTGGTTCAAGCTTTTCTGTTCAACCGGCTTCAAGCGATCCGGCTTGGAATCTTGCGGCTAAGAAGTGGTTTGATATTTGGAGCCGCTATCCCGACATCGGTTCTCGCCAATCATTTGGCACTCTGATGGGGCAAGCCGCTCGCGGTTGGTTCTACGATGGCGAGAGTTTCTTGCTGCTAACCAAAGGTGAAAGCGGCAAGCCGCGATTGCAGCTTATAGAAGCTCAATCAATTGCGACTCCCAAAGGAATGGAGTCAGACGAAACCGTATTTGACGGTGTTCGCTTTGACCCTCGCACTGGTCGCGCTGTCGCTTACTTTATCGGTAACGAGAAGAGTCAGGGGAATCTGGTTGATGTCCGCAGCATCAGCGCGGACTCCGTAGTGCATATCTACGAACCAAATCGTCCCGCACAGCTTCGCGGTCTTCCGTTTGTCTCTAGTGTTATCAACGATCTTCACGATCTTGACGACCTTCAAAAGTTGGAGATGGAAGCTTGTAAGTTAGGAGCTTCGGTCGCTCAGATCGTTAAGACCGTTTCCGGTGAGGTCCAAGCCAGCAACCTCCGCGCTGGTACGGCTGGAACCACTCAGAACACCGCTGAGAATTACTACGAGCAGGTATTTGGATCTGCTGTTAAAGTACTGAAGAACGGTGATTCATTTGAGCAGTTCGCAACGGAGCGTCCCGGTGTAAATATGCGCGAATACTGGCGGCAACTGACCGAAAAGGTCTGTGCTGGCGTTGGTATTCCTTACGTTCTTGTCTATCCAGAGTCGATGCAGGGAACTGTCTATCGCGGTGCGCTAGATATGTCTGCGGTCTGGTTCAAGTCTCGGCATCAAGTGATGGCTTCGGCGGCTCGACGTATTTACGAGTACGTTATGGAGTACGCGATCAAGACAGATCCGGCTCTCAATGACGCTCCAGCGGATTGGTACGAAGTTTCAATTACCGCTCCGCGCTCTCCAAATGTCGATGTTGGCCGTAACTCTGCGGCTCAGTTGGCTGAGTTGGAAGCTGGTATTGTGACTTACGATGAGGTCTATGGTGCGAGAGGTCTTGACTGGCGTTCTTCGCTAGAAGCTAAAGCACAACAAGCTTTGTTTGTTCGTCAGTTGGCTGGAAAGTACGGCTTGGATGTTTCTGAGATTTCTACAATCCAGAAAGAGAAAGCTCCGAGCGTTCCGGTTGCTGCTATTGCAATTGACACTGAGGACGACGCTCCTGCTCCAGTTGCTGCTCCTGATAATGGTAATACATCACCAGTAGTTGACGACACTGTTGTCACTGCTGTAGTAAAGAAACAACGCAAGCCGCGAGCTAAGAAAACAGAATGAGCTTCACTAAGAAAAGCGATTGGTTGTATTACGCTCCAGCGGCTTCCGCTGGTGAGACTGCGACCATTCAGATCTTTGACCAGATTGGCGAAGACTGGTTTGGCGGTTCTGGTCTGTCTGGCAAGCAGTTCTCGGATGTTCTCAACGAAGTGGGTAATGGTCCGCTGCTTGTCGAGATTAACTCTCCCGGTGGCAATGTGTGGGATGGGTTGTCGATTTACAACCAGTTGCGCGGTCGTCGCGCTCCGGTGACCACTCGCGTTGTCGGCATTGCGGCTTCCATTGCTTCGATTATCGCGCTTGCTGGCGATAAGGTCGAGATGGCTGATGCTGCTCTGATGATGATTCACGATCCTTCTGGTATGGCTTCGGGTACGTCCGAAGATATGCGGAAGATGGCTGACGCTTTGGACCAACACGCTGAGGTGCTGGTTGGAGTGTACGCTAAAAAGACCGGACGCTCTCCTGAGTCTATCCGCGCTGCGATGAAAGCAGAGACTTGGTTTACTACTCCTGAAGCTGTTGCTTTTGGTCTTGTGGATAAGCCGATCAAACAGCTTGCGATGGCTGCTAAATGGCATCCTCGCGCTGTTACTAAGACCGCTCCTGAGACGGTCAAGAACAACCTCCGCAGAGGTCTTGAGCAATACGCTGAAGGTCTTGCTGGTGACGGTCTTGAGAAGGCAACTGTTCTTGAGGCTGAATCGCTAGTTGCTGGAGAAGCACCTACCGAAGCGAAGGTCCAAAAAGCAAACGCTTGGTGGGGTCGCAATGCGCGATTCTTAGAAGCTGAACCAAATACACCGGCTGACGTAGCTGCCAACCTTTGGGGAGGTGCTGCCGGTCGAGACTGGTTCCAAGCTTTGTACGCTCAATTGGAGCGTGAGGAAAATGAGGAGAATGAATCTCCTGACGACAAGATTTCTGCGGATGGCAATCAAGCTGTCAGCGAAACTGGCAAAGATTCTTTGCCGCAACCAACACAAACAACCGACACAAATATGTCCGATACCACTACTGTGACGGCTGCGGCTGCTCCTGCCGCTTCCGTTGATCTCACCGCTATTCTGGCGAAGCTCTCCGCTCTGGAAGCCAGCTTGAAGGCTCCCACCGCCGCTCCCGCTCCCGAGCCGGTGCGACCCGTAATCGAGAACCTCGGCAACCCGCTGCTGGAGCAGCACAAGAAGATGAAGGCTGGTGCTGACCGCCGTCGCTTTTTGATCGAGAATCATTCTGAGTTGCTCCGTCAGAGCAACCTGATCGCTCCCCAGAACGGCAACACCTTTGCCGCTGGTCTGGTGGTGGATTATCTCGCTGATGCGGTTATCACTGAGATGGGGACCAAGTTGGCGATGGTTGGCAACTTCACTCGCAACGTTGGTCTGGATAACTTGCGACCGAAAGCCACCGTTCAGGTCAAAAAGTTCGTCCAAGCCGGTTCTTCTGCGACTGTTGATAACGCGACCAACTTTGAGACCAGCAACGACTCCGAGCTTGCCGCTACTGCTGTCACTGTTAACCAGATCAGTAAGCTGTTTGCTGTCACGCAGCAGGAACTCAATCAGGGGTTTGCGCTCGCTGATCTCGCTGCTGGTTCTGCTGATGTCTTCGCTCTCGGTATCAGCAAGAAGATTACCGCTGTGATGACCGCTGCCAACTATGGTGCGGGTACTACAATTGGCACTGCTGCTAACTTCGACACTAGCGACATTCCCGCGATCTTGGCTCTCGCTAAGAACTATCGCCAGAAGCTGCTTCTGTTGGACGGTGGACATCTGGCTCGCTTGCAGTTCTCTGCCGCTGCCAACACCTTCCCTGATGCTCGCTATGGTCCGCTGAATAACGGTCTGTTTGGCTTTGAAGGCATCTTTGAGCAGAACGACTGGACTGGTGCGATTGCCAACACCGCTGGCTTCGTCTGTGGTCGTGACGCTATCGCTATCGCTTCCGGTCTGCCGGTTGGCATGATCGCTGGTGAGTTTGTTGAACAGCGCACTGTTGAGAGCCAGAACGGTCTGTCGGTCTTGCTGTCGGTCTGGTACAGCCGCGCTACCCGCTCGCACATGGCTTCTTACGATATCATGTTTGGTGTCGCGGCTGGCGATAAGACGCAAGCTGAGGTTCTCATCACCGCTTAATCCCAACGGATATGCGTATCGCAACCACCATAGCAGTGGACAAGACCGGCAAGACTAAGCTGGTATCTGGTCCCGAGATTAGCGCGGATCTCCAACGCACTAATTTCAACACTGCTTCTGTTCCTGAGGGAGGCAAGCTCGTACTGTGGATTCAGGGGGCCTTAGCACCGAAAGTTCGTAAAGGTTAACCGTAAAATTGGGGAGGTTGCTGGAAAGTTCCGGTGACCTCCCCTCTAACCGATCAAACAAAATGGCCGTTCAAGCAGACATCGCAACTGAGTATTCAATGGGACGCGAAGGTTTCGCGCTCATCACCAGCACTGCCGCACAAACCGGTGCGTGGTCTGGTTTGATTCCCACTGAACCCACCGTATTTACGTCCATCACCGGACTCAGTATCTCCGGCACTTGGAGTTCCAAGACGATTCCCGCTGGCTTCCCGCTGGTTGGCAACATTACTGGATTCCAGATTTCATCCGGTAGCGTTGTGGCTTTTCTCGCTCGTTCTTAATGATCTCACTCGGCATAGCACTAAATCGCTTGTTCGCCGGTCAAGCCGGTGGCACTGACGCGCCGGTGCTTCGCCGTGATGTTTTGCAAGAGGACGATTTCTTTGTGCTGCAAGAAGACGGCAGCGGAAAACTCGTTATTACGTTCGGAACTTTTGATTCCCTTCTGCTAGAGGATGCTGACTTCCTCTTTCGGGAGGACGACGGAAAACTTCAAATTCAATCAAACTGACCCATGGCAGACTCAAAGATTACAGCCCTAACGGCTCTTACGACAGCCGATCCTGCAACCGACATGTTCCCCGTTGTCGATGTCTCCGACACGACCATGGCGGCATCCGGCACGACCAAGCGAATCAGCATCAACAACATTCTCGCTTGTTCTCCCACCGCCACCCTCGCCTCCGCCACCATCACCGGCGATCTGACGGTGGATACCAGCACCCTGAAGGTTGATTCGGCGAACAATCGGGTTGGTGTTCGCACTGCTTCTCCTGCTGCAACACTTTCTGTTGTTGGAGTTGCTGGAACTGGAAACACCGTTGCTGGTATTAGCGGAAACACTGACAGCGGATTGCTTTCAATCGGAAACGATAACAGCAACGGTGGCGCTGGAACTCAGACTTGGACTGGATCTGCCCAATCTTACGCTGCTGCAATTTCGTTTGGACAAGTCAATACAACGGGTGTTAGAGAGCAGATCAGGACTCACGCGACTGTATTCTCGACCAACATTCAGTCGTTCGGTCGAGCTGACTTGGTGATTGCAACCAAAGGTTCGCTGGATAACAACGATCCGACCGAGAAATATCGCATCGCTTCCGACGGCGTAGCCACTTGGTCGAACGTCGGCGGAGTCGCTGGCACCGCCATGACGTTGAATGCCAATGGACTCGGCATCGGAGTTACGCCGAGTGCGTGGACGCTCAAGGCCGTTCAGATTGTCAACGGTGGTATTTACGGCTCTGGAAACGAGACTGGCTATTATGCCAATGCGTTTTACGGAAGCTCTGGATGGAGATACATCAATTCGGCTGGAGCATCTGGATATCTTCAGAATGGCGGTTCTCATCAATGGTACAGTTCCACTTCTGCCAATGTTGCTGGAACCGATCCGGCCTTCACCCAAGCCATGACGCTGGATGCGAGTGGTATCCTGATGGTGGGTACGACGAATACTGTTGTTTGGAATACTACAAATGAAGGTTGTGTAGTTAGCCCTATTGCAATTCAAGCGTCACGCAGTGGAGACTCGGCACTTCTTCTTAATCGAATTGCGTCTGATGGTAAAATTGCTGTTTTTGCTCGACAGGGAATAGAGGTTGGAAATATTGCAGTTACAACCTTAGCAACCACTTACAACAGCATTTCAGACTATCGGTTGAAGGAGGATGCTCAACCGCTCTCCGGTGGTCTAGCTCGCGTTAATGCGTTGAAGCCTTCCGTCTACAAGTGGAAAGCCAATGGTTCCGCTGGCGAAGGCTTCTTGGCCCACGAACTGGCTGAGGTGGTTCCTGCCGCTGTGACTGGCGAGAAGGACGCTGTAAACGAAGACGGCAGCATCAAAGCTCAGTCGATTGATATGTCCCGAGTTGTCCCCATCTTGGTTGCCGCCATCCAAGAACTCACCGCTCGCGTCCAAACCCTCGAAGCTAAGTAATTTATGACCATCCTCTGGCTCATCGAACGCCTTCTCGTTAAACCGACTGAAGGCTCTCTCACCGATGTCGTAATCACCGCCGATTGGCGTTGCAACGGCACCGAAACCACCGGCTCTGGCGACACCGAGCAGACCTTCAGCGGCACTTGCTACGGCTCGTGCAGCTTCGCGCCTCCGAGTGGCTCGTTCACTCCGTATCCTGATTTGACGCAGGATCAGGTTCTCGGTTGGTGCTACGCCAACGGCGTCGATCAAGCGGCCATCGAAGCGAACGTCTCGCTCCAGATCCAGAACCAGATCGACCCGCCGGTTGTGGTGCTGCCGCTGCCGTGGGTGCCGCCCGCTCCTCCGGTGGAAATCGTCCCGCCGCTGATTCCACAAAGGGTGCCGAGTTTGGTTGCGGATCAGCCTGTCGTTTCCGACACTGCGGTCTGATATGGAAATCACCATCACACTCACGCAGGAGCAGACCAATAGCCTGCTCCAACTCATCGACATCGCCATCAAGGCCGGTGGCTACCAGAACGCCAAGGTC